CAGAAATTCTTCAGATGTTGCAAACACTACCGCAAGCTGGTGGTGGCACTCCAGAAGGAAAAGCTATGGCTGGTTCACCTATACCTGGTATGTCACCTCCTGGTGGTATGCCTCCTCCACCTCCAGCACCTGGCGGTGGTATGCCTCCCCCTCCTGGTGGTATGCCAGGGCTTCCCCCACCCCCAATGTAAGGAAAAATCATGGATTTATTTAAACCAAGAGGTAATTCTCAACCACGTAGACCTACAGACAACAACAAAAAGAATGGCGTTGTGATTAACACTCCACGTTATTCCGAGTTTGGCGGTTTGTCAGGTGCAACTAAAGCTGCTTTTGGCGGTATGAGAGTTGAGAAGCCAGGCGACGGTAAAAAAGTTATATGAAACGATAAGAGGGTAACAAAATGTCTTTAGAAAATCTTTCACTTGAAGCACGAGATGAGTTAGCTAGTCTGGCTCAAACGCTTGCTGAAAATCCAGACACTCGCAAAGACTTTTTGCGGATGACTAAAAAAATTAAGCCTGGAATGCCTATTCCTGAGCTGGACATTGAGGAATACACCAACAGAGCAATCACTGCGTCTGATGCAAGAGTACAAGCCTTAGAGTCTAAACTCAGAGAAAGAGATGCTCAGTCTGAATTAGAAAAACGCAGGAACAATCTGATTACTAATAAAAATATTAGAAAAGAAGATATTCCAGAAATTGAAAAACTCATGCTTGAAAAGCAGATTCCAAGTCACGACACTGCTGCCGAGTATTTTGAGTACATGAGACAGGCTGCAAAGCCTACTCCTACTGGGTACAACCCTTCCGCAGTTCGCCAGTTTGACCTTGGCAAATTCTGGAAAGACCCAAGAGGGGCAGCGCAGCAAGAGGCGGTGAAGGCTTTCGCAGACCTGCGTAAACCACAACGTCCAATCGGTTTGTAAAAGAGGGTAGTAAATTTGTCAGGGCAGAGATGCCCATCTTTAAGGAGCTAATATGGCTATAGGTGGTGGAATTCTGCCCCAGACAGGTAGTTCACAATTTACGGAACTTACGTATGTAACCCGTAGAGCGTTTATTCCCAAACTGGTTGTGCAGTTATACAACAGTACGCCTTTGATGGCAGCGTTGATTGCAAACAGTCAACAAGCATCAGGTGGTGTATCTTCAGTAACCGTGCCCGTCCAAGGCGCACAGTTTGTTAACGCACAGTGGTCTGACTACTCTGGCTCTTTTGCCCAGCCGTCAGTACAACAAGGTGCTTATAACGCTGAATACGACCTCAAGTTGATGATTTCTCCCGTACCGTTCCTCGGTATGGAAGGTGTTGCTCAACAAGACGCTGCAATCATTCCATTGATTGAAGCACGTATGAATGACGCAACCAACGTGATGATGGATGCAATGGCAACAGCCTTGTACAACAACACCACAAACAACCAACAGTTTATTGGTCTCCCCGCAGCGGTGGATGACGGTACTGGTGGTGCAACATACCAGACTACTTACGGTAATATCAACCGTAGCACCTACACATGGTGGCAGTCAAAGGTTTACAACGCAGGATACGTAAACCCAACTCGTCAAAACATTCTCCAATACATTTCTGGAACAGTTAAGCGTGGCGCTGAAATGCCTAGCTTTGGTGTTTGCGGATTTGGTACTTGGACACTATTGGCTCAAGATTTTGTAGGTCAAGAGCAATACGTTATCACCCCAGGCTCAGGCTTTGACGGTGACAACAACGGTCCTCAAGCAGCTTTCAGAGCATTGATGGTTGCTGGTGTACCAATCTATCCAGACCCATATTGCCCAGAAGGTACTGTGTACTTCCTGAACACTAACTACCTCAGCCTCTATATCCACGAGCAAGGTTCATTTGTGTTCACAGGATTTGAGTCCACACTCCCGAACTGGCAAATTGGTTACGTAGGTGCTGTTCTTATGATTGCTGAGTTGGTGTCTGTCAAGCCCAAGTCAATGTCTAAGATTAACAACTACAACTACCTCTCACTGTAAGGAGCACAATAATGTCATTAGCATTAAACAAAATCATCCTTGCAAATGCAACAGCGAACACGCCTGGTGCGTACTTCACTTTTGCTAACATTTCAGCAACAACCACAGGTAACGTTATCCCCGCAGGAACATATTTGATTCCTGGTACAGCTAACGTTTTCATCACTGTAGCTACTGCCGTTAATGCAACAAGTGGAAACATCACGGCTGTTTCTAACTTGTACGCAATTAACACAGGCGGTATGGTTATTTCTGACGGTGTTAACGTATTTGCAAACGCTACTACCAACGTTGCCAACATTACTGTGTTGACAGTTGAAGGTGGTCAGAACGTTTCTGGTACTTATAACAACGTTTAAGGAGTAAACAATGGCTAATCCCGATTCAGTCAGTCAGTTTTACCTGGATTCATTTGGGAATGGTCGCATTGGTTCTGCTCAAGTAGTATCACTCGCAACGGTAGGTAACGTAACAGCTACGATACCGTTGTTGAATGGTGGTTTGACAAATAGCGGAAACGTTACAGGTTCTGGTGCAGTTATTGTCCGTAGAATTACGGTAAATAACCCAACTGGTGCTGTTTCTTCCGCTTACGTCACTATTACAACAAGTAACGATGGCAATGCTTCTAACGCAGTTGTTGCTAACGTGGCTTTGTCTAATATGACCGCTACAGGCAGATACCAAGACTTAACCATTGCTCAACCATACCTGTCAAACACAGTAGTTTCTGGTTCAATTACTCAGGCTTTGTACGTTAACGTAACAACAGCTTCTGGTAATTCAAACACAGTTAACTTCCAAGTTTACGGTGACGTTGTTTCTTTCTAATGGAAACCGTATTTGTCACGAATCGTAGCAACACCGAACTGACCATAGGTTATGACGGTGTTGTCTACGAGTTTAAGCGTAATGAGTCTGTAGAGATTCCACTAGGTGGAGCAGTACAACTCTTTGGTTACGGCTTAGACGATAGAGAACACATTTTGGTTCGGCACGGGTGGATTCACACTCATGCGGAACTTGAGGAAAGTTTAAAAAAGCTAGACCAGTTTGAAATAACAACTGTGAAGCCAGGAAAAAACAGCTCGTTACCCTCGGCTGTAGGAGTTGTACCCCTTCGGGTTGAAAAATCCGTTGGGGGGAAATCCTCTGAAAGACGGGTAGCTTAACTATGGATGCTTCATGCCAACGCTCAATGATTACCTTTATCAAGTTGAAAATCTGTTGCATGACTCCAACAATAACTTTTGGTCGCAGTCTCAGTTAACAAATTACATTAACGAGGCTAGAGAAAGATTAGTTAGAGACACAGGATGCTTGCGGACGGTACAAACTACGTCCACGCCTATTACATCCTCTAACCCGTACAACAGCACAAACACAAATCAAACACCCGCAACTCCGTGGGTGGCAAACACTGCTGTGACTGCGGGGCAATATGTTTTTAGCAACGTCTACATTTACCAGTACCAGACTTCGGGAACTTCTGGGTCATCAGCACCTCCGTACCCTACTGGCGCTAACGTTTTTCCCCCATCTACTGCTTTTGCAGACGGTACAGCAACTTTGCTCTTTGTGCAAAACGCTGAGATTATTCCCTTCCAGGCGTTGCCTAATGCAATTAATACGATTGACATTCTTGGTATTAATCTTTACTGGGGTAACAGTCGTATACCTATGCGTTACCTTCCTTGGTCTGACTTCACTGCTCAGTTACGCTATTGGCAAAATTACATAGGTAGACCTATTTGCTTCTCTGTATACGGTCAGCAACAGATTTATATTGCGCCTATACCTGACCAGTCTTACTACATTGAGTTAGATACTGTCATTTTGCCGACAGCTCTGTCTCTGAGTACACCAACAGCCGTAGACCAGATATTAGACCCGTGGTCAACCTGTGCACAGTATTACGCAGCCTACAAAGCTAAGTTTTACGAGCAATCTTACGGTGAAGCCGAGATATTTAAGCAAGAATATAACAAACACGTCTTGAACGTACTCAACAGTACCTATACAAGAAGGATTCCGAACCCCTATAGTAGTGGAGGTTAGGAATGGCAGCAGCAGAGCAAAAGAAAAGCTATGCGGTTATTAAACAATTCAAGGGAATTGACACCAAAGCCAACCGCACGGCAATCGAGAAAGATGAGTTTTACTGGCTAGAGAACGCTATGCCCGTTGGTTCGGGTAATTTGCGTATTACGCCTCAATCCACAACTGTCAGTAATTCGTCAGGTAACGCTGTAGTTTTTTCCAACACTGTCACTTATTTGACAAGTGCAAATATTACAGATGATTACTTAGTTGCGTCTCAAATTGACGGGTCAATGCAGTATTTTGACTTGACTAGCTTAACTAAAGGCAATATTGCTGCTGCTGGTACGTTTTCTGCTTCTGGTGTAGCAGCTACACAATATCAAAACACCAATTTGTACATTGGAGACCCTGTAAAAGGTCTTTATGAGTGGGATGGCGGTAACTTAGTCGCCATAGGTTCTATAGGTGTTATTGCAATTACCAACCCTGGAGCTGGATACACGGGTGTTCCTGACGTTGTAATTGGCGCACCTAATCAGACAGGCGGTGTACAAGCTACTGCGGTGGCTACAGTCAGTACAGCCAATACAGTTAGCTATATATCGCTTACAAATGCGGGTTCTGGGTACACGTCACCCCCATCCATCACAATTAAAGGCGGGGGAGCATCCACAAACGCCACGGCTATTTGCCAGTTAACAACCTTCGCAACGGGTACAGTCTCTGTTTTAATCAATTCTGGGGGCTTTGGATACGGTGCTAATGGCTCTTTTTACGTCACATTTAGCGGTGGTGGCGGGTCAGGCGCTAACGGTACTGCAATTGTCTCTGGTAACGCTGTAACCCAGGTTATTATGAATAATCCTGGCTCTGGATACACTTCAGCGCCTACTGTGAGCTTTGCAAACGGGTATACAGCCAACGTAACGGCAAATGCAACGGCTACTGCTATTGTCAACACCAACGGAATTGTGGATGTAGCCACATTCTCAGGACGTGTTTGGGTGGCAGCAGGGCGTACAGTTTATGCGTCTAGTGCGGTTAGCCCAACAGACTTTAGTTCTGTGTCTGCTGTAGCGTTTAATTTAACGGATTCAACCCTACACGGCAATATTCAGGCTATTTTGTCAGCCAATAACTTCTTGTACATCTTTGGTGACGACAGTATTAACGTATTTAGTAATTTACAGGTTACTTCTACAGGAAGTACCG